CTGTTGTCCAACAGGCTTACCTACGAAACGACTGAGGTCTCCATAGTTTAACTGCTTTGATATGTTTGATCTGTTCATTTAATTAAAGTCCTGCCACGCTGATCCGTTCCAACCTTGAAACTTGTTTGTTGATGTATTATACCGCATATCTCCTGCTACGGGAGTAACACTTGTCGTAACTTCTCCTACTCTTATTCGTCCTTGAACTTCTATACTAGAGTTACTATCTACTTCTACTTTACGTTTAATAACTGTAGCATCTTGAGTCTCTAAAGAACTTCTTAAATGATTAGCCCAGTTCTCATTTAACTCCCACATCTTACGTGTAATGTTGTCATTAAAAGAAAAAGGAAATCTAGGAAATACTGGGTAATGAGCCATCGTTATCTTTTCCCGTCTGGCATTACATCCATCCTAATTGTTCCTACATTAAATCTTGTATTAGGTGTTCCTGTTGAAACTCTTATCTTTGCTGTCCTTCCTCTTGCTCTTGGTCTGATGTAAGAGGTATTACCGCTGATTTCAAATGGTCCTTTCTCTATCACCTTATCATTAGGATGATATTTCGTTTTAATACTTAATTGTAAGTTACCTACACTTACTCGTACATCAGGAATAATTCTATCTATAAACAGTATATCGTCACCGTCGCCTAGATCAAACTCCCCACTCTCAATAAAAGCTGGCATGTCCTGACCATCCGCTGTATGAGTATTAGGTGGCTCATTATCAAATAAGAAATGATTTGACGCACTTTGTAACGGTGCTGATACTGAAGCTCCTGTCGTTATAACTGTATCTATTATATTCTTATCTGCCCATGTTGTCCAGATAGCTTCACCATAAGTCCAGTAATTTTGAGAAGGACTATATGTAACGTATCTGTTACATTCCTGTGAATCAGCACTTGGATACAACCATGTTACCTCACCAAACTCTGAATTAACACCACAATAAACTTTTCTTCGATTCGTAAAGTTAAAGTCTTCAAATACATATCTTTTAACTGTACTTGGAAGAACCTGTACTTGACCAGAGAAAACGTAAAAATTTGAATCTCCCATCCAATAAGTACGCCCGTCAAATTCTGCCATAGCGTGTTTAGCAATTAAACCACAGTTCGTTCCTAACTGTCGGCTTCCAAAAACAAAAGGATCTCCTACAAACTCAAGTCCCATTAAAGCTGTATCTGTCCAAACTAACACAAGATTACCAGAAGCAAGTCCTCCTACAATTTCAGATCCATTAGCTAAACGAATACTTCCTGCTGTATTGGTAGCTGAGTCTGTCCAATCTGTTATATCTTCGTTAGCTGACCAACGTACCAACATAGGATCAAAAGTTCCTGCTGCATCGGTTACTCCCATACACATTCCTTGTCGAGCAATAGGACTAACAAGAAAACCATTACACGAAACAGGTGCGCCTGACACAAGTAAAGCTACAGAATCTACTCCTGAAGTCTTATCCCATCGATAGATACCGCCTTGCGGATAAGGATTAATAACAAGATCCTCTCCGAAATTATCCATTGACCATTCACGAATATCAAGAAGAATACCACTTTCTGTTGCAGGTTCATTCCATGCTCTGTAGGTAGAGACACTAACAGGAACAACATTCATGTATATATTTGTACCTTTCCCTGCTCCTGTCCCTGTTGCTGCGCTTCCTGCTACAATATGAAAAGAATTTGTACTGATGGCACTGACTTGATAATAACCACTGACAGAAGTAATCCCTTCTAATCCAGCACCGGGCCAATTACTTACTTTAACATAACTTCCTGTTGCTCTGTTGTGATCACTTACACTAACTTTAATTGTAGTTTCACCGCTTACGAAATTAAATACACTGGAATAAGCTGTCAGGGTAAACGGATCAGCCTGATACACATTAGCACCATATCCTAATCCACCTGCTGCAACAGATGATCCTGATCTTAACCGTATTGCATAAGAAGCTTTACCTTTACTTACACTTGTTGCATTGGCTGCACTACCAGCTATAAAAGTAAAAGAATGAGAATTAACAACACTAACTTGATAGTCACCAGCAACAGAAGTGATACCCCCCGGATATGTCCCTGCACCTGTACCACCACTTGTCGGACTCCATGCACTGACAGTTATGTATGAATCAGAAAATAATCCATGTGCGGAAGCACTGACTGTAATAACTGAAGAACCACTTTGAGTACTGAAAGCTCCTGTAACAGTCGTGAACCATGTATCTCTGGCTTGTGAAACAGTTACGTCATAAGGAGTGATGTCGTAGAGTTGTCCACCGTAATTGATGTAAGCTTTATGTTCAGTGGCAAAAGCTATGTACTCTTTACTATCTAAAGAAGCCCATGTCTTAATTGCCCTTCCCGTTCCGATAAAAGAAGATGTTAGACGCTTCTGCCAACCTCTAATACTTTCAGGCTTACCGTCTCTAAATCGAACCCTGTTGCCGTCAAACCATCCACCTTCAGCAGCATACTCCGTAGACTCACGCATAATGCCCGGACGGAACTCATATTTAACTGTTCTTGTTTCAGTGGACATTTATATTAACTCGTAAAATTTGATATAGCTGCTATGTCTATAGCCTTTAGAGTTCCATCTGAACTAACATCCCTTACAAAATAAGTTAAAAGATCAACTGAGTTAGCAGCTGCTGTTTTTGTAGGAGCCACTCCTCCCGGAAATTTCCAGACACTTGTAGGATAACTGAATTTAGAACCTGCTGCACTTGTTCCGTTGACAAGATATATTGCACCTGTTTGTCCTACTACTCCATTTACAGGTGTAGCTAAACTAACAGATACCGCACCTGCAACAGCCCCACTTGCTTTAACATAAAAGAAATTAGTAAGGGATAAATCAATAGTAGTTGTGGCACTACAGACAATTGTTGTCATTGCACACATACTACGTTTATTTACAGACACATCTCCATTAAACGTTGCGATAGATGCAAATGTTGTGTGTCCTGCTAAACTTGCTGATCCCGTTGCACTTAGATTTGTTATTAATCCATTATTAAAACTTGTAGCACTAATAGAACTTTGTGTTATTCTTCCATAGTTAAATGAAGAATCTCCTCCACTTACCCCTATAGAAACACTTTGTAAAAAAGTACTGTTAACGTTATGTGTTACATCGGCAACACTTGAAGCATAAAAACCAGAGAATAATGGAACTACTGTTGTTGGAGTTGCAAGTATTCCCATTGTTGAATTCTTTGGAACATCAGTTCCTACATTACCAGCGTTATAAACTTTAACCTTGTAATTATTTGGATTGCGTACAACATACATCTTGCCTCCCCATGTTGTACCGTTTCCACTAGATGCTGTTGTAAAAGTAGGAACAATTAAACTTACAATAGAAGTACTGTCACTTCTTGTTCCTGTTATTCCTAAAACAGCTAATCTACTTTGATCTCCCAGACCTTGATTCTGTGTAAGGGTTATTGTTGTTTCACTTGCGAAATCTAATGCACCAGCTATATTTGTACTGAATGCGTTATCAACCATATCAATGACATTATCGTTGAGAATAGTTCCCCACGTATTCGCATTTTCACCTGCCCCTTGTTTAGCAAGCTGTATAGTATTTGTATAACTAGTAGCCATTATTGCGTTCCTTGTTGAATATTATCCTGCCCTCCAGCTGGATTGGCAGCTATTTCCATATCATCTCTTCTGGCTCTTCGTGCTTCGTTATTTAAGAATACAGCTTCTCTTTGATACTGTTGATCCCAATAAGTAGCAGCAGCTGGATTCTTCATCCAATATAGTGCTTCTACCATACTCGCATAAAATAAGGCATTTGCACAGTACTGGGTAAAATAGTTTTCTTCATTTGTAGCAGACGCAAGAGCAGCTGGTTGAGCTACATAAGACATCTCTACACTATAAGCTGAAGCAGGAGCAGGAGCTATAAGAAGTTGATTAGCTCCCCAATTTGCATAATAACGAGGTGGTCCTACTGAAGTTCGATGAGGCCAGTAATCATTTAAGTAATCTTTACTTCTTAGAAGAAGCTGAGTTCTTTGATTAGTTGATGTTATATAATTAACATTTCGAACTATAACTGACTTATTGGGTACAGCAGGTTTCGTTAAGAAAGGATCACTCTGAACAAAGAAACTTGTTGCAAAGTTTGTTAAACCTAACACATCTGTTTCCCGTGTAAGTCTTAACTCTGCTCTTTCTATAAAAGAATCTACAGCCTCCGCAAACTCTGTTCCATCATTTTCAGCTGCATCTTTAATTCTCTGTACTAATATTGTATATGTTAAAGCCATTTCGTTAATTCTCTAATGTCCAAACAAATGTTCTTGTTGGTTCTGTGTTTAAAAGCCATACACGGATATCTTGATTAAATCGTGCGGAAGCTCCTGTTAAAGAAACAGGTACACCTACTTTAACTGCAAATGATCCTGTATTATAAGTTGCATTTGTTCCTGTTAAACTAACATTATTTACGTTAATAACACTTACAGTAGTGGCATTAAATGTAGCAGGTGCGCCCGTTAAACCAACACTGGTAAATATCTCTACTGTAAAATCGTTAGTATTCCATGTACTATTGGCACTCCCTAAACTTATACTTGCCTGACCATTAACACTAAATGTGTTACTATTCCAAACTGCATTTGTACCAGATATGGTTACAAAAGCATTATGAACTTCACCTGCATAAGAGGAGAATGGTGCTGTACTGAAAGGTGATTCTCCGAACATCATGTGAAATTACTCTTCCAGTATAGGCCAATCAAATAAGATCCCTGATTTAATTACTTTACCATCACTATCTCTTTTATGAGTAAGAAATAAAGCCTTAAATGCAGCCATATCACTTGCTGCATCAATAGCATTTTCCATCTCGGTAGCTTTAGTTCTTATAGCTGCTCTCCATGTAGCTATCTTAGCAGGAACAGCTGTACCTGTATCAGCTTTACGGATTACAGCCCAATCTGTTTGAGAAAGAAGACCACCTTGCTGAGATTTAACATTAAGTTTCTCTTTGCTTTTTAAGCCTAATGTAATTGTCTTATCCTCATTAGTGGTATCATCTAATTTTTTATCTGTAATATTAGAGATCCCATCCAGACCATTATCTATCCAGTTATGAAACTTGCCATCAGGTTTTGCATCAAGAATAATCTCCTCTATATTCATGGACTTCTTATAATCAGCATCCCAGATATTCCAATTAGCAGGATGCTGTGTCCCATTTACATCAGTCCATGCTTTACCCGGTTTAATCTCGGTAGTCTTATTATATAAAAACATTTTAAATACCTTATTTCCTCATATTGGTTATTATAAAATAAAAAACAGCAACAGCAGCAACAACAATAATAAAACCACCTACTTGTTCTAATATTTTAATCCAACGCTCTCTCTTTTTATCTTTCCTTTGTCTTTTTAGTGCTATACTTTTCTTATGCTTTTCTATTCTATTCTTATGTTCTAATAATATATCATCCCAAGTTGTTGCACCAAATCGAATATTAATCATCCGTTTAACTTTAACGATCTGTTCTTCAGCTAACTTTTCTTCTATTGTTTCTTTAGCTATTGCTCCTATTGAAAACCTATCAGCCGAATCCCCTAAAGTTTTTCCTAAGAATTTATCCCACTTACTAGCTATAGGATGAGCTTCTTGTTTTACCTGTTTTGTTCCTTTAAATAAATTATCTATATCACCCGCAATATCAGAAATATCTTTAGCTGTTCCTATTGCGCTTTTTATTCCTTTTACTGCGCTATTAACTAATGCAATTCCTGCAAGTGTCTCTGCCACCACCATAACATTTCTCTATCCTCCAGTAATAATACGACCATCCGTATCAATCATGGGAGTTCCGATTGCCATGTAGACATGAGTTCCATCGTTAAGTGTTGTATTATTAACTCTCAATTTGATACCTCCTGTCACAAAGTCCAACATCGTGGTATTTCCTTCAGCATCAGGTTCATTTGCAAACAAATAATCTCCTTGCACATTGTAAGTTTGCCGTGTTGAATCTACTATCATCCAATTCTGACCAGCCGCAGATGATCTTTTGATTAAAACCCAGACAGGCGAAATCGGAACTCCTGCTGAATTAACCATTGGTACGAAAGTCCCATTAGCATTTGTATTTCCTGTATAACTTCCTGTGCTGATAAATTGTGACGGA